TGTGGACCTTGCCAAATGCGGCGTGTACAAGTATGTCGAGTCAACTGCTTTCGAGATCCTGCTTTTCGGTTATGCCGTAGACGGCGGTGATGTGAATGTCATTGATCTTGCCCGCGGAGAAAAAATCCCTGACAGTATCCTTGATGCCTTGACAGATGATTCCGTTACGAAATGGGCCTTCAATGCAAATTTCGAACGTGTCTGCCTCTCCCGTTATCTTTCAGATCTGGGCAGAAGTCTTGACCCCTTCCATGATAACCACCCTCTATCTACGGAACGCGCCAGGTTTTTAAATCCTGTCGGGTGGCATTGCTCAATGGTCTGGTCCGCAACAATGGGCCTGCCGCTTTCCTTAAAGAGCGTCGGTCAGATCTTAAAACTCGAAAATCAGAAGATGGATGAAGGTAAACCATTAATCAAATACTTCTCTGTCCCCTGCTCTCCAACTAAGGCAAACGGCGGCAGGACGCGGAATCTCCCCACCGATGATCCGGAGAAGTGGAAGACCTTCAAGGCCTACAACAAACGCGATGTGGAAGTAGAAATGGCGATTCAGAAGAGGCTTGCGAAATTCCCTGTTCCGGATTCTGTCTGGGATGAATACTGCATCGATCAGGAAATCAATGACCGTGGTGTTCGAATCGACCGAAAGCTCGTCGAGCAGGCTATCTCAATGGACGCCCGTTCCAAGAAGGAGCTTACCTCAGAAATCAAGAAGCTCACTGATCTTAATAATCCGAACAGCGTACAGCAGATGAAGGAATGGCTCGCAGACAACGGCATGGCGGCTGACAGCCTCGGAAAGAAGGAAGTCGCCAAGATGATACAGACCGCTCCTCCGGACATCAAGACCGTTCTGGAGCTTCGTCAGCAGCTTGCTAAGTCCTCCGTGAAGAAGTATCAGACCATGCAGCGTGCCGCCTGCAACGACGAACGCGCCAGAGGCATGTTCATGTTCTACGGTGCCAATCGAACCGGACGCTGGGCTGGACGTCTCGTGCAGTTGCAGAATCTTCCGCAGAATCATCTGCCGGATCTGGCTGAGGCACGTGCTCTTGTAAAATCTGGTGACTATGATTCGGTGAAGCTCCTCTATGATGATGTCCCGGATACCCTCTCCCAGTTGATCCGGACGGCTTTTATTCCTAAGGACGGATACAAGTTTTATGTAGCGGATTTCTCAGCAATCGAGGCTAGAGTTATCGCCTGGTACGCTGGTGAAAAATGGCGGCAGAAGGTCTTCGAGGAAGGCGGCGATATCTACTGTGCTTCTGCCTCGCAGATGTTCCATGTCCCTGTTGTGAAACACGGCATCAACGGCCATCTCAGACAGAAAGGGAAAATAGCAGAATTGGCACTCGGATACGGCGGGTCAGTCGGAGCTCTGAAAGCGATGGGTGCCATCGAGATGGGCCTTACCGAAGAAGAACTGAAACCGCTGGTTACCATGTGGCGAAACACCAATCCGCATATCGTCCGGTTCTGGTGGGATGTGGACCGGGCTGTCACTACTGCCGTAAAGAGAAAGATGGTCACACGGTGTTACGGTCTGACATTCACCTATCAGAGCGGCTGTCTGTTTATTACACTCCCGTCCGGAAGGAATCTCTGCTATGTAAAACCTCGCATCGGAACGAATAAGTTCGGCGGCAAATGCATCACCTATGAGGGTGTCGGAGCCACAAAGAAATGGGAACGGATCGAATCCTACGGTCCGAAGTTCGTCGAAAACATCGTGCAAGCAACCTCTCGCGATATCCTTTGCAATTCAATGAAGACGCTCCGCAACTGCTCCATTGTCATGCACATCCATGATGAGCTTGTCATTGAAGCTGATCCGAAGGTTTCCCTTGAGGAGCTCTGTAAGCAGATGGGGAGGACGCCTTCCTGGACTCCAGGGCTGGTTCTCCGAGCTGACGGCTACACCTGCGATTTCTATCAGAAGGACTAATACAACAGGCAATCCCACTCCACTTTTCAACGTAAGGGGTACGGATTGCCTGCTTTTTCTTTGACGGAAGACATGAAGGAGGTACTGCTCATGAATACCGAACAGAAAACCAAAATCGCGTCTCTCCGTCGAGAAGGCTTCGGATACGAACGAATCGCCCAGGCAGTTGGGCTTACAAAAAATACAGTGAAATCATGGTGCCGGAGGAACAATCTCTCCGGTGTGGCCATGAACGCTGCCGGAGAAACACCGGAGCTCATCCCCTTATTCTGTCCAACCTGTGGTAAGAAGATTGATCAGACACCGGGAAAACGGCAGAAACGCTTTTGCTCTGATAAATGTCGAATGAAATGGTGGAATTCCCATCAGGATCAGATCACCAGAAAAGCCGTCTACTCTTACACCTGTGCACACTGCGGAAAGCCCTTCACTGCCTACGGAAACAGTCATCGGAAATATTGCTCCCACGCCTGCTATATCGCAGACCGGTTTGGAGGTGATCCGCATGAGTAAGAAGGATTTCGAACGGGAAACCGACTATATGCTCTCCATCCAGATCGCCAAGAATCTCCTTGAGAAAGGACTTCTCAGCGAGGAAGAATACGCAGTAATTGATACAAAACTGATCGAGAAATACCAGCCAAAATTCGGCACATTATTCTCGGAAACCACTTGATGTGTGTGCCCTTTAGAGTGATCTATAGACACGGAAAGGAGCTGATTTTATGGGAAAAATCACGAAGATTGAGCCAACTGTAAAGGCTCTTCCGAAAAGGAAAAAAGTTGCAGCTTACGCCCGTGTCTCGATGGAAACCGAGCGGCTGCACCATTCGCTTTCTGCCCAGGTAAGCTACTACTCTGATTTGATTCAAAAGAATCCCGAATGGGAGTACGCCGGTGTGTATGCCGACGAAGGCATCTCCGGAACAGATACCTCAAAGCGGCCTGAATTCCAGCGCCTGCTTGCAGACTGCGAAGCCGGGAAGATCGACATTGTTCTGACAAAAAGCATCAGCCGATTCGCCCGGAACACTGTTGACCTTCTGGAGTCCGTCCGGCACCTGAAGGAGCTCGGAATTGAAGTAAGGTTTGAGAAGGAAAACATCAATTCACTCTCCGGTGACGGTGAAGTCATGCTGACGCTTCTGGCTTCCTTTGCTCAGAGCGAATCCGAAAGCATCTCCACCAATGTGAAATGGGGAATCCGAAAGCGAATGCAGGCAGGCATTCCCTACGCCAACGGACACATGAACGTTTACGGATATCGCTGGGAAGGCGATGAGATGGTCATTGTTCCGGAGGAAGCCGCCATTGTAAAGCGAATCTACCAGAACTTCCTTGATGGGAAATCCCGACTGGAAACCGAGAAGGAGTTTGCTGCCGAAGGAATCAAGACTCGAGCCGGAGCACGCTGGACGGATTCCAACATCAGGGTAATCCTCACGAACGTCACTTATACCGGAAACATGCTCTACCAGAAGGAATACATCACAGACCCGATTACCAAGAAGGTAAAGAAAAATCATGGTGAACTACCACAATACTATGTGGAGGATACACATCCAGCCATCATTGACAAGAAAACCTTCGATTATGTGCAATCAGAGATTGCGAGGCGCAAGGAACTGGGATGCTTTGCGAACAAAGCCCTCACACTCAACTGCTTCTCAACAAAAATCAAGTGCGGCTGCTGCGGCAGGAGCTTTGTGCGGGATAAACGAAAGAACCGGGCTAAGAACAGCAATCTCGGAGAATATGATGTTTTCTGGACTTGCACCACTCATAAGAAGAAAAGGAATCCTGGTCAAAAGCCCTGCACCAGCAAAGGCATCCGCGAATTCATCCTGAAAGAAGAAATAGCCAAAGTGCTCGGCACTCCTGAGTTTGACGAGAATGTTTTCAATGAAAAGGTAAAACAGATCACAATTCCAAAGCAAGGCGTCCTTATCTTCGAATTCACCGATGGCACCACGTTAGAACATCACTGGTCGCGCAACCTGAAAAAAGAAGCCTGGACTGAAGAGGCTAGAAAACAGGCCTCTGCTTACCGCCGTAGGCACCCAGCAAACAAAAAAGAAAAAACCTGCTTCACCGCTAAGATTCGCTGCGAGAAGTGCGGCGGCAATTACCGCAGGCAAGCAGTGACGATGGCGGATGGCCATCAGAACAGCTACTGGCACTGCTGCAGCGGCAAGAGCCTACGAGATGATCATCTAAAAGAGCTTACTGCCGAGGTGCTTGGACTTGAATCTTTCGACGAAGAAGTTTTTCTGAAACAGATCGACTTCATTTCCGTCCGGGACGTCACGCACCTCACATTCCATTTCAACGATGGTCACACTGAAGAACGGGATTACGAATTCAGAAAGGAAGGTGTCAAATGGACCGATGACCGGCGTGTAAAGCAGACGCAGGCCATCCGTGAAAGCTTCACTCCGGAGCGAAGACAGAAAATGAGCAGAAAGATGAGGAAAATAAGGAGTGAGAAATATTGGAACAGCAAAAGAAAGTAACAACGATTCCGGCTTCCATCAGCAAATTTACTGCTGCTCCCATCGATAAGCCGGTCAAAAGGAAGGTCGCCGGATACGCACGAGTTTCAACAGACCACGACGAGCAGTTCACCAGCTACGAAGCTCAGATCGACTACTACACCAAATGCATCCAGTCCCGAGACGATTGGGAATTCGTCAAAGTCTATACCGATGAAGGAATCTCCGGAACAGGAACGAAAAAGAGAGTCGGCTTCCGAACCATGATCGACGATGCACTAGCAGGAAAAATTGACCTGATTGTCACCAAGTCGGTCAGCCGATTCGCCAGAAACACGGTCGACAGCCTTTCCACCATTCGAGAGCTGAAGGATCACGGCGTTGAGTGCTATTTTGAGAAGGAAAACATCTGGACCTTCGACAGCAAGGGCGAGCTTCTGATTACCATCATGTCGAGCCTTGCTCAGGAGGAATCTCGATCCATCTCGGAAAACTGCACCTGGGGCCAGCGAAAGCGATTCGCCGATGGAAAGGTCAGCGTTCCATTCAGCCGGTTTCTCGGTTACGACAGAGGCCCAAACGGTGAACTTGTGGTCAACCCTGAGGAGGCTAAAACCATAAAGGGAATCTACCGTCTCTTCCTGCAAGGCCAGACACCATACGGCATCGCCAAGCAGCTCACCAGCGAAGGTATCCTGACGCCCGGAGGCAAGACCAAATGGTCTGTCACTACTGTCAAAGGAATCCTCAAAAACGAAAAATACAAGGGCGATGCCCTTCTCCAGAAATCCTACACCGTCGATTACCTGACAAAGAAAACAAAAATGAACGAAGGCGAGATTCCGCAGTATTACGTGGAGGGTGACCATGAAGCCATCATCGAGCCTGCCATCTTCGACCAGGTGCAGATTGAGCTGGAGCGCCGCTGCCCAGGACGAAACCGCCACAGCGGAGTCCACGATTTCTCCGGGATGATCAAATGTGGTCAATGCGGTAGCTGGTACGGCTCGAAGGTCTGGCACTCAACAAGCAAGTACCGGAAAACAATCTGGCAATGCAACCACAAATTTGATGGCGGCGAGAAATGCACCACGCCGCATTTAACGGACGATGAGATCAAGGCTGCCTTCGTAAGCGCCGCAAACAAGGTTCTCTCCGACCGGAAGAACGTCATCGAGACCTTCCGAACCATCAAGGACACTGCCTTCGATACCAGCGCCCTTGAAAAAGAGCAGGATGACCTGACTCTTGAAATCAACCTTGTCGCCGGGCAGATCCAGGACGGCATCTACAAAAACGCCCACATTGCACAGGACCAAGCCGAATACGAAAAGAGGTACGAGGCTCTGACCGCCCGCTACGAAAAAGCAAAGGCCCGGCTTGACGAAGTCACCGCCTCCATTCACGACAAGCGCTCCCGCTGCCAATCCATCGGCTACTACCTCGACCTGCTTGAACAACAGGACGGACCGATTCAGAAATACGATGCCCGCCTCTGGCATGGCATGGTGGACCACGTGACCGTCTTTTCCAAGGAGGATATCCGCTTCACCATGAAGGACGGCACGGAAGTCCAGGCGTAAAGAAAGCTCCTCGGAACCAGCAGAATTGTTGGGACCGGGGAACTTGCTCTCTAATCAATACCATTTTTGGCAATATGGGCATTGCTCACATATCTGTTCTGTCTTCTCATCATCCTTAAAGTTGACCTCCGGAACAGATTCTGGCTTCAAGCCAAGAGAAAGACACTTATAGACTTCATAACATATGTCAGCCGTAATCACTTCATTCGCGGCAGGACATAATCGATTATCATTCCTCATAAGTCATTACCCTATTCATCACTGATGATGGTACTCTAACCCCCTTACTCCGTTACCAAACGGTAAACCACCCGCAATTCCGGCATATAGCTTTCCAGTTCTTTTTTACAACATATTCCTCCGGAAGTTCGTGCAGAAGATTTGACTTAATGTTTCCTGACACAACATCTCTGTTCTCCATACAGGATCCGGCATCAATGTCATGATCTACCAACGGACAGAAAACATAATCCGGATATTCTGATTCTGTACTCAAGTTTGCACCCCCCTTGGAAGCAAATGCACCCCCTCAAATTGGCTTGCACCCCCTAAAGATTCAGGCGGCTGTAACTCCGTTAAATTGTATCAATCTCTGAGTATTGATTTCAATGTAAATCATCTTGACTTTGCCGTGGTAGCTTTTCTGCAGAAGTTTCAGCACTTCCAGGTTGTCGCCCTCAATATAAAGGTTCTTTGTGCTGCCCCAGTTTTTGCTTTCTTCCGGGCAGGGGCGCAGAGTTCCTGCGCTGGGTGTCTGCGAAAGGCGGAGTGCGCGGCCCTTGCCGTTCCAGCTGAAATTGTAACGTTCCTTTTCATCGTCCACATATTCGCCCAGATCCTGTTTGAGCTTGCTAAAGTCGATTTTACCTTCCTCAAAGATATCCGGGAAAATGGCTTTCAGCTTTTTAATTTTTTCTTTCGCTAAATCAGGGGTTTTCCCGTTCAGTGTTGTCATTTATAACACTCCAATTTTTCATTTGCAGTTCTTTTATCTTCATGCTGATTTCCGCTTTGCGGCTGAATTGGGTTTCTGCTTTCAGTTCGGCGCGCAGGTCGGCAAGCTGCTTCTCTTTCAACACTTTTGCGGCAAGCGCGGCGCGGGCCTGTTCGCCGGACAGTTCTTGCATATTTTGCGTTCCAACAAAATAGTGTACCATCCATAT